TGAATGAAGGAATCTATGAAGATGTAGCCGGTGTCACTTATATAGACATTTTCACAGCGTATTCAGATGTTCCTGGATATTCGCCTGAAGCAGTAGATTACAAACAGAAAAATATCATAGTAAGCATGAGGCAGAAAGTTCTCATTGATGAAACGAGAATTGAGGTGGTATTCGATGAAGATTCTTGATTCTTGGATCAGAGATATGCCACAGCAGTTCCAGGGCAAGCAGAATATAGAGGTCCTGTTTCGGGCATTTGCAAGACAGCTCGAGGAAGTAAATACGGTCCTGGCTGAAATCAACGACAACACAGACATTGAGACGGCATCCGGAGTTAATCTGGATCATGTCGGTGATATTGCCTGCCTGTCAAGGAAAGATGCTCTTGAAATTCTCAGGAAGAAGCATAATACGGAGATTTCGGATGATCTGTACCGGAGCGTATTACGCTATAAGGTCCTTAAGAATACTTCAGAATGCACGTATGAAGATATTATGCAGTCTATTCGGCTGCTGTGGGATACGGATAAGATCAGATACTATGAGGATCCGGCAAGACCGGCTACGATTATGATTCTGTTCCCGATGACAGATATAGATGAGCCTGACTGGACGGTCGGAAGAGTTCTTGCGATTAAGCCAGCTGGAGTTGCAATGATCTATGCAGCGTCATACCTGATATCAATGTATCTGTCAGCGATGGAAAAGGCGAACTTACAAAGCATTTTGTTGAATTATAAGTTTCCGTTTTTTGACTTCCTTAGACTGGATGGAACATGGCTGTTGGATGGCAGTAAATTGCTGATGGGTGCTGTGGTTCCGATGGGTATAGGGATTGCATACACGGTGAAAATGCTGATTCCGGAAGAGGCTGATGCATCCGTTGTTATCAGGAAAAATTACAGAACATTTGACGGAAGCTGGAAACTGGATGGAAGCTATCTGCTTAACTCGGAGATAAGAAAGGAGGCGATATAAGTGGCTGCAAATGCAACGATCACACTATTGGCCAGAAAGAAGATGGTCAGAGCCAGAGCTGGTGAGGCTGTGAGCTTGAAAATAGCCGGTATGGCATTTGGAGATGGTGGGGCGGATTCTTCCGGTGAGATCATACCGGCATCTGATGCGCAGACAGAATTGAATCATGAGCTTTTGAGAAAGCCTGTAGATGGTCATGAATTTCGAGATGAGACCACCTGCAGGTATTTTTGTACCCTCGGTAACAATGAGTTAGTGGGCGAAAACATCAGCGAGATTGCTCTGTACGATGAAGATGGAGACATTGTAGCGATCAAGAATTTCCGACCCAAAGGAAAAGATGATGATCTGGAAATGACATTCAACATTGACGATATGTTTTAAGGAGGGCAAGACCGATGAAAGATTATACGCATGATTCGCCGGTGTTTTCCAGAAATATTCTGATCACAGAGGTCACTGATCCCGCCCA